TGCGGCACTTCTCTTCTAACTACTACTGTCTCTGTTGCAGTTGGTATATTACCAGAAGTAAATACCACATTACCACCAGATGCACTTCCTGCATTAGTTACTGTGTAATGAGTTGTTAAAGTTTTTACAGTTTCAACACCAAGTGCTGATCTAATAATTACTTCTAAGTCTGTGTCTGCAAAAATCTTGAATCCGTAAACAAAAGTATCGTTACTACCATTGCCTGAGTATGAATTTTTTACTGTTGTGCTTGATACTGTCATGTTAACTCTCTATATTATTTTTTATCTATGTTATCAACCTTTATATTCATATTATCTAAGGCTGTTTTTGCTGTTTTAATCATAACCAAATAATGAGCATCTATAAGTTCTCTTTTTTCATCTGGAGTATATTCTTTATTGTTATATATATTTCTTATAGTAAAATTAAGGTCTTTAATAGCATCTGCATAAGGAATTAATTGTAATCTATTCTTGCCTTTAATACTATCTAATAATTCTTGAGATTCTAATATTTTTCCTTCTTTTTCTAAAGCATCTATTACATTAACAATTTTAGTAATCTCACCATATTCTTCATAAAAATCTGTAATGTATTGTGAGTTAGCGTCTGGATATTGAGCTGTAAAAGCTCTAATAACTGGCATTTTTGATAAAGGTTGAGTTGGTAATATGGGATCTTCAATTATACCATTTTCAATTAAAGCATTATCAGAAAGTTGTACTGAGTATCTTCCTATTGTACCACTCCAATGTCTAATAAAATTATCAATATATATTGGATTATTAAATTTAGTATCATGTCCTATTAATTTATAAATTGCATTCGCAAGTAATTTAGCAGATTGAGAGGTGTATGTAGTGTATTGCATTTTGTTTGGATAATTTTTTTCTATGTAATGTGGTACTAGAGGTCTACCTTGAAACCAGCTAACATTAAATCCACCTTCAATAAATGGCATAGCAAATTGTGGTGTTGGTATAAATCCTTTACCTACTTTAAATAAATAATCAGTAAACCAACCATCTAATTCTTTTTTAGTTTTTTCATCTTTATTAAAATTTGATTCTAAAAAAGATTCAGTTAATGCTTTAAATGTAACACCAACATCAAAAGGTACAGGAATTTTATGAACAATTTTATTTTTACCTTCACCACTTGTTGTTAACCAATAATTTCTTTTAACCCATTCTGGTTGAGATTGAATTGCTGGATCATCTTTTCCTAAAAACCAAAACAATGCAGTTGGTCCTACAATAGCTCCACCAATAGTAAGTGCTGCTCTTGTTGGTCTTTGTTTTACAGTATCATAAACTTTTGCAAAACCTTGAACCATAGCATTATAGAAAGCAGAAATTTGATTTAATCCTCTCATTTTTGCACCCATTCTTCCAAAGTCAAGAGTTATATCTCTTGATTCAAAACCACCTCTTTTAATTGCTTGTTCGTGTGTTAATCCTTTTTTAATAGAAGTGTCATATGCTCTTCTAAATTCTGAAAGTCTTGTAGCGTTTTCAAAAGTTTCCGATATTACTCTTAATATTTCTATAGGATTTTCTGCCTTGTTTCTTATTGGTCCTTTATTTAAAATATCAAAAGCAGGTTTATCAAATATAGCTCTGTCTACTGAAAGCATAGTAGATTGCATACCACCAGATTTAATCCAATATTCATAATATTTTTGAGAATTTTTATTTAAACTTGTTTTACCAGCAATAATATCAAACAATCCCCTCATAGAACTAACAATAGGAAAAAAACCATACTTACTATAAATAGATGCTTGAACTGTATCTCTAAGAAAGTTTGCTCCTACAAAATCAAAAGCTAATGTAGCACCAGCTCTTAACCAACTAGCAGGATGTCTAGCAATACCATAAAACAAATTACTAGCATCTCTTGGATTAAAGTCTTTCATTGCATCAGCTAGTTCTTTACCCACTTCCCATACTTCGTATTTATTTTTACGAAATACAGCAACTGAATCTTCTCCAACTTTATCAAATTCTTTTCTAAAAACTTTCATATTTTCTGCAACTTTTTTAGAAATTTTTGAAGTATCTATTCCTAAATCTTCTAGTTCTTTTAATTCTAATTTTGTAGATTTGGTTATTGTTTTTTTATTAATATCTGGAAAAGATTTTTTATTAGCTTCAACTAAATTAAAAAAATTTGTAAAAGCAGTATTTCTTTCTACTTTTTTAATAATATTAAATGTATTAGAATAAGTGGTTGCTATAGGATCTATAACTTCTTTTTTAGACCCAACCATTCTTTTTAAAGGATTAGATACTCCTTGAATAAAACCTTTATCTTTTAAAGAAGATTCAATAACTCTAGCAAATGGTATGTAATCTTTGTTTAATTCAATCATAGCATTAAATGCTTCTTCAGTTAAAAAACCTTTATCTTTTGCATATCTTAATACTCTTTCATTATAAGCTGTTAATTCATTTTTAATATTATCATATTTTTTAATTAACTCTGGATTGTTAGCAACTTCTTTAGCTGCTTTTAAATCAAAACCAGTTGTAATACCTTGAGATTCTTTTTCTAATATTCTTTTAGATGTAGCATAATTTGTAAACTCTGCGTAAGTTTGTCTGTTTTGTAAATCTCTTGCTTTTAAACTAAAAGGAATTTTTTTTGGTAATAAAGGTATTGCAAAATCTTTATTTATTAAAGGTTCTAATATTTCTTTAAATCCTTTTCCATTACTTTGTAATTTAGCATTTTGAGTTGCCACTTCTATAAAAGTACCACTTAAATTTTCTACACCTAATAAACTTCTAAATTCTTCATATACATTTAAAGCATCTTTAGTATTTTTTGTATTTTGTACTTTAGATATTAATTGTTTAACAGGGTGTAATCTATCAATAGAATTTTTAACAAAAGAATCTTTTGTAGCTATAGCTTTTTCTGCTATAGTTACTATAGCTTCTGGTTCGTTAAATCTAATATTATTATTTATTTTTTGTTCAGCTTCTGTTTTAAATTTTATTCCCTCTTTAAATGTATCTGGTTTTAATATTATATTTTTATCTCCACCATAGTATCTAGGATTTTGATTAGTTGTACTTGCAACATCATCAAATACAGGTTTATTAACAATCATATCATCTGCAAGTTCTGTTAATGTTCTGTCGTTTTTAGTTATAATTTTTTTAGATTTTTTTATTGCAGAACTTCCAAAGTTAAATAAACCAAATAAAAATAAACTATCTGTTAGTTGTTCTTTGCCTGGCATTTCTTGATGAATAATTGCACCCACTCCTTCAAAAGCACCAGCTTGTGCTATAGTTTTTTTTAATCCACCAGTAACTAAACCACCAGCTTTTGTAGCTGCATAAATTTGAGCTGCTTCTGTTGCTCCAGCTTTAATACCTTCTTTAGTCCATATATCAAAAAATTCTTGAAAACCATTTACCTCATCATTTTCTAATGCTTTTAAATATGTTTCTCTTAAAGAACCAGCAACAAATGCTCCTGCTGCTAAACTAGCATCTGGTTTTCTAGTAGCAATACCAGCAGCAACAGTAGGTACTGCATAAACTGGTAAATCTTTAATTAGTCTTGCAATGTTAGTGATGTTTCTTTCTATAAAACCTGTATCTTCTGGTTGACCTGTTGTATAAAGTTCAGGTGTTTTTTCATCATTAACATAAGATTGATGTAAATCATAAATACCAGCACCCCAACCTCTTTCCCAATATTTTGCAGGTTCAAATATTTTACCTACTAAATCTTCTTTTTTTTGTTGAATAAAAGGAGTGTCATCATTTTGACTTTCTAATTGTTTTAATTCTGAATAAACACTTTCATGTTCTTCCTTCCCAAGATCAATAACATTTTGCCATGCTTGTCTAATAGGAGTTAAGTTTATTTCTTTATAACCTAAATCTTTTGCAATATCTTGAGTGGTAAAACCAACAGAACTTAACTCTTGTATTTTTTCATTTTTATACTGTTCAATTTCTGTATTAGAAAAACCAGCTTCTTTAAAAAGTTTTATTTCTTCTGATAATGAAGCCATTATTTTTCCTTTATAAGTTCTCTAAATTCTTGTATTGTAAGTTTTCTGCCTAATTCTTTTTCTTTTTCTCTCTTTAATGATATGAAAGGAATTTCTGGAGTGTCATCTTGTTCAATTAAATTATTTATATTTTTTTTAAGTTCATTTGAAATACCTTTAAAAACATCATTAACATCTGGTAAAAAAGTATAAAAATCATAACCAATAAAGTTTTTATTTCCTTTTGTTGCCTTTAATAATTCATCTGAATTTATATTTCTTTCTAAACCATCTATATATCTATTATACATTACATATTTAAATTTGTTTAATCTAGCATCTTTGTCTGGATCTAAAGGTTGTAATGCAACACTACCAGCAACTTGATCTTTAAAATTATCTATAAATTTAAAAAATTCTGTATGGTTTTGTTTAAAATTTGGTTCATTAGATATTCCAAGAAGATTATTTAAATATTTTACATCAGCAATATTTACATCTTGTCCTATCCTTTCTAATATACTTTTTCCTTCTCCAGTTTCTCCTGTTAATAAAAACTTATCTGTAATAGTATTAATTTTGTCATTAATAATAAATTTAACAATATCATCATTCTTTTCAAAATTAGATAATTTATTAGCTGATCCATCTGCTACCTTTTCATTTACAATAGTAAATTGTTCAACAGCAGCTGTATTAACACCAAAAATTCTTTCTAAATCTTTATTGTAAGTTGCTTTACTTTTTTCCATATTATCAAAAATTTTTTTACTTTCTATTGCAGTTTCAACTTTGGCTACTTCTCTTTGAGTAAGTATTGCCATATTTCTATCTGATCTAATTGCTTTAGCTTTTTTTTGATATTCTTTTTCAAATTCAATTTTTTCTTGTGGTGCTAAAGTTTGAAAAATTTTTTGTAATTCTTTATTATTTCCAAAAGTTTTATTTTTAATTTCTTCATTTGCTAAAGTAAAATCTCTTGGATTAGCATCAAAAGGAATATCTAAAGGTTTTAAAAGTATATTAAATTTTTGTTCTTTAATTTGTTCACTAGCTACACCATCTAATTTTAATAATTCACCAGCAGGTACATCATCAAAAACACCTTTTTTTAATGCTGCTTTAAAATTGTTAGGTTGATTAGTAGCCATAGAAGTTGCTAAAAATTCAGCACCCTTTTGTTTATATGCTTTGATTAATTGTTTTTTAACACCATCATCATAATCTGGATTTGCTTGTATTCTTCTTTCCATATTGTCTTGAAAAGAAGATAAATACATTGGTCCTAATTGCTGTAATAATAAACTTTCTTTAACAAAAGTATCATCATCAACTTCTTTATTTTCTACTATTAAATTTAATCTAGCTTCTTCTATTGCTTTTGTTTTTAATAAACCTGATGTTGCATAAAATTTTGCATCAATAGCTTTTTTTTCAAAATTATTTAAATTTTTTAATTTATTATTTTTATGATAATTGTAAAGTTTTTCAACTTCTGTATCATAATATTGTGATGCTTCAGTTGGATTTTTTTTTTGTTTTGCTTCACTTTGAATTGTTAACCAACCCTTTTGAGAAACATTACCTTGTTGGTCTAACTGATCTTCATAAAAACTATTTATTGCTTTATAAGATTTATTATTAGCTTCAGTTGTTTTTTCTTGTATATAACTATCTCTTATATAATTACTAACAGGTTGCAAAGCACTTGCTGGAGTATTGTTAAGATTTAAATTTGGAAGATTAGTTTTAACAGAAGGTGTTGCTGTTGTCATAGAAGATGTGGAAACATAGGTAGGTATCTTTGGCATTATTGATTCCTTGATCTGTTAGAAGATTTAGATTGTATTCTTAAATTACTGGTACTGTTGTTTCTAGGGTTTCTATCTTTATGATCTACATCTCTACCTAATATACTAGAGCCATGTTTTGCTTTCATAATTCTTCTTGCTCCATTTCTTCCAGCTCTATTTTTCTTTTGTTCTGGTTTAGAATGATAATTTGCATATTCTGATTTATAGTCTCTCATAATTATCCTTTCATCTGTAACAAAGAAGTTCCAGTTGAAGTTAATGTTCTTAATTGTGCAATTTTAGCTTCTTGTCTTGCCATTGAACCTTTAATTCTAGCAAAATTAGCTTCTTCAAATGCTCTAGCTTTTCCTATTTCAGTATCGTATCTCATTTTATCTTTTTCAAGTTCTGCATTTGTTAAATTAGCCAATCTTATTCTAGCAGCAGTTCCACCTTGGGTAACGCCAGATTTAGCAGTATTAACAATAACACTTCCTTCAAGTTCTCTAAATTTTTTATCAAATGTTGATAAGTCTAATGTTAATTTATTATCAAGTATTTCTGCGTTTTGTTCTATAACTAAAGCATCACGATTATTTTTAGCTTGATTAAATTTACCATAAGCACCTTGTTGTTTAGCTGTAACTGCACCTAATGCACCTACTGCTGCCATTTGCCAACTCATTAAAATATCCTCGCATATCTGTATTGATGTGAACCATCAAAGCCATAGTGTTTCATTAAACCCTCATTTTCTAAACCTAACCATTTAGCAAATCTTAAACCTTTATCAAAATCTACCCTTACAGCAGTTTGAACTCTTTTAATATTATTTTTTTTAGCAACAATAGCAAAATCTTTTTTGATTGCTTTAGCTACTGCTAATGGATGATTCCAAACTTCATGTGTAGCAATGACCCAACCTTCTGCAACTTGACCCCAAA